GGGTTGACTTGTGTTCAACGAATTAACAATCAGCAACAAACCTAGAGCGTAGCCTACGATCCATTGCTTCATGTATTGAGTTTAGAGCATTTTAGAATGGTGCGTTTGTTACTGCAACAGGCTTATCAATCTGTGCGTTGTTGATGTCTAGTTTAACTTTACGACCAGGCTTACCAGTCTTATCTTCAAAATCTTCAATCTTCGTAGATAACTGCCCAAACACTGTTACTTCAGACTCAACAGGAACATCGTGAGCTACAGCAAACCAGACTGTCCAAGTGCGTGTGTAATCTTCACCTGTAGCAGACTTGTAAGACTCAACCAAAGATAAACCCTGATTTGATGCACCAAAAACTTTTGAAACTTTGCCCGAAACTTTTACAACGGCCATAATCTTTTTTTCCTTTTCTAAATAAGTTTTATTTGTTTTATTTGTTGCTGTAGAAAGTATAGAGCTACGGAGCGACAATATGTGCAGGATTTACGCAGTCTCTATGATTACACAACCTGAACCCTGGCAACACTAAATCACCATTGCTGTTTATAGGATCTAAGTTGTTATCTAGTAAGCCTTGATGCGGGGTGCAACGAAGTTTGCCGTATTGAATCGTTAAAGCAGGTTTTACTCTGCAGCTAATACACTTTAGATCACGCCTGCCCCGCTTCTCTGCGTTCACAACCCACTTGAACCCGCAACGGCAACACTCAACCTGATTATCTTGCATTACTTACCCCAACATACTCATGGCTATAACTCCAACGAACAGGATTAATCACCCATCTAGAATTACTGCCAACTTTAGCATCAGTTCTAACTTTATGATTTTTACTTGTAGCCTTCCATAACGCAGATCCATCACGATACTCACCTAAACGTGGATGGCTGGTTTTAGCAAAAAACCTTTTACCGTTATCCAAATAATGTTGAGCAACAGTTTCAGCAACATAATGTCCAAAACCAAAACCCTGATAATCAGGCAACACTACTAACCTGTGTCCCCTAAAAGCATTCTTTACAGTTCCAGACGGATAAGCTAACACCGCATAAAACGCCACTAACTCATCTCCCCAAAAAGCTGCGTAGCAGTGTGCCGCCTTGTTGATTGACCCAGCAAGATAGTGATGGGGAGCAAATCTGCTCCATAAGGCGTTTGAGCAAGCATAAACTTTAAGCTCCAATCTAGGTCGCCTAAGACACCTTTCCGAAGTCCATTGACCCCTATCAGTATCAATCACCCAATCAGGCTGCAAAAACTCTAAAACATCTCTATGACAAGAAGCAACAACAACATTACGAACATCATTTTTACGAACATAAAGAGCCATAGAAGCCGAAGCAGCTTTCGCCACATTACGATCAACAACAGACGTAAACTCATCTATAACAGCTCCACTCCGCAAACTACGAGCTAAATCAGCTCGAAACTTTTGGCCATTAGATAAAACGCTGTAAGGCTTCACCCAATCAGGAACACTCATCAAACCAGCAGCAGACAACTTTTCATTAGCATCATTAGCATCAACAAAATTAGAAACAATAGAGCCATCATTCCAAAGATGTTTATCAGCAACACCAAAATGCTTCAGCAACGAAGATTTACCCGAACCAGAAGCACCAACAATCACACCCAAACCAAAATCTTTAGGCAAACCCGCAGGCAACTGGTAAGGATAAAACGTTTCAACACCATCAGTTTCATAGTCAAACGGCTTCAACAATGTTTCAGTAATCTCATCTAAAACAACCGTAGAAGTTAGTGGGATAGCTTCACGCTCTAAATCAATCCAAGAACTTTCATCAAATAAATCATCTAGCATCAGAAATCTCCCTTATACGACTTCTACTTCCGTCAAACACGCTATCAAAACTGCCTACCGCACCATGCCTGTTCTTCACAACATCCATCACCAAAAGTGATTTATTCCCAAACGCTAAACGATCAGGGTGCATCCCATTGATGATAGCTGTATCTCTAGCAACATCATGCTCACTCTGTTTCCGAGATAGCATCACAATAACATCTGCATCCTGCTCAATCTGCCCAGAATCACGCAAATCACTAGCATTAGGGCGGTCATCGGGTTTGTTATCTACACGCCTGTTTAGTTGAGCTAGGGCTACGACAGCAACGTTGAACTCTTTCGCTAGGTTCTTCAAATCAATGCTAATTTGAGAAACTTTCTCATAAGCAGATGCTTTAGGGTTGCTTGCAGAAATCAGCTGCAAATAATCCACAACAACAACCTGAACATTACGTTTAGCCTTCACCGCTACAAGATACGAACGAAGTTGAGCTACAGTCTGCCCACCCTTATCTGCCACAAGCAAGCGGTTATCAACCTTCGCAATCATCTCCCCAACCTTAGTTTGCTGATCCTTAGTAAGTTCACCCTTCTCAAGCAACGATAAATCAATATCAAGTTCCCCCGCAACTACACGCTTCAACAAATCAGTTTTATCCATCTCCAACGAGAAAAACAAGACATCTTCAGTGCGAGCAATCTCCCAAGCGAGTTGTAGCCCTACAAGCGTTTTACCCACACCAGGGCGAGCTCCGAAAACGTATAATCTGCTCTGCTTCAAGCCCACGATAAGAGAGTTCAACCCTGCAAAACAAGTCTTTATAAGAGCCTTCGGAGATAAGACATCGTTGAGCATGACTTGCAAATCCCACGCCAAATGCGGTATCTCTACAGCCTGCACAACCTTCAACGCATCAAGTTTGCTCCTAAGCGTGTCTATTCTTTCTGAAACATCCCCATCATCAGCCTGCGACTCCAACGCAATCAAAACAAGCTGCCTAGACACACTCTGCTCAACAACCTTAGAAACATAAAACGGAAGATGAGCAGGAACAAACGCAATCTGCAAACTATCTAAAACACGTTGCCTAACAACAGGATCACTAACCCGCTCCAACACCAACCAAACATCCAACAAACCCTTCTCCGCATAAACAGCCTGCATCACACCAAAAGCCTGCCTAAACCAGGGCGAATCAAAATCATCAGGCTCAAGCTGAACATCACGAAAACTAATACCACGAGTATCTAACAGGCAACCAACAACAAGTTCTTCAAAATCAATAGACTGACTCATCACATTTCCCTTTCAGCCTGCGAAGCAGCTTTATCAAGTAAGGCATACCAACGTGCAACACGAATTTCATCGGTATAAGCAGAAGCACAATCATAGGAGTTCGCAAAGGTATTCAGCAAATCCGACACCTGCAACGGAGAAAGAACCCCTGCAACACGATCACAAGACTTCATCATAAAAGGACTGAAACGACTGCTATCAAAAATTATTTCTGGCTTATTTAATGTATTTAATTCTTTATTTAATAGGCGGAAGTTTTTGTCGTTTTCAGCGGAAGTTTTTGCACTTTTAGCGGAAATTTCTGGTAAAGGTTCAGCGGAAGTTTTTGTCGTTTCAATGCAGCTAATCCAATACAAATTAGCCTTCTTAGACAAATTACTACCCTTAACCCACTTGAGTTCACCTAACTCTTGTAGACGTGTAATGCTATTTCTTATGGATCTAGTATCAACACCACAAATCTTTGCTAAATAGTCTTGACTAGGCCACGCACCCAATCCAGGCTTATAACGTCTTGCTATAGCCAGTAGCACTAACTTATCCGTCTTACTAGCTTGAGATTTATCCCAAACCTTATCCATCTCGTTATAGCCCATTAGTCATGTCCAAAATAACTAGCAGTAACAGTCAATTTGCATAAATGAACAGGTTGTCTTTTATGAACATTACAAAAAACAGTTATAGGTTCAAGCCCACAAACAGAACAAGCCAAGGCAGTAGCATCAATGCAATACCCTGAAGCTTCTACTTGATTTGGCATGCAAGAATCATGCCTAACATGAAGCATCTGGACTTTAGGTAAAAGTAGATTATTGTTTTTGCGTGAATTGCACAAATTACAGGCAGCTACCAAATTAGAGCTGTCGTTGCTCAACCACTGCCATTCTTCAGGCCACGCCGATAAAGGTATTACATGCTCTAAAACAGCTGAAGATTTGCTTAGATTATCTCCACAATATACACAAACAGATTGGTATTGATCGTAAATCCAGTGCCTAATTTTCTGTAGGTGAATACCCCATTTAGGGTTTAGTTTGCTCTTAGTTGCAAACTTAGCTAAATTACCTTTATTGCCTAGTTCAACAATTCCATATTTTAAAACTAAATCTAGTTTTTGCTGCGGATCGTCAGTTGCAAACCATGACTTTATAAAAGCAGAAAAGTTTTGCTTAATGTATTGTTTCTGAATTGATAGAAGCCATTTTAGGTCTAGTTCAGACTGATGAGCTTTTTCATACTGTTCTTTATCCCAGTATCTTTTAGCCGTTGCCTTCAACTCTAATATCTCTTTAGAGTAAGACTTGTATTTCATTTCTGGCATTGTAGCCTTTCTTCGGCTACTCACTGCTAGAATGAATATGCCGATAGTTGAGTTATCGGTTGTGTGGGGTCAGTTCTTTTCCTAGGGCTGACTCCACTTTTATCTTACCCGAAACCTTAGCATGGTTTTTATGTTTAGATCTAACTTCCATAGACATCAAAATTAGGTCTATGTCCGAAACTTCTGGTTTTTTAGGTGCGATGACGTGTTGTAAAGCGACACAATCCTTATAACCGCAAATCCTTACACCAGGCATAAACAGCTTGCCATTATCATCTATCGGCAACCAGTCATCGTTTAGCT